CAGATGATTCATTGTATGTACCTTTCGTTGTTCAAGATTATTTACGTAGCGGAAATGTAATTACAGTAACACGTTTATTGTATGAAGATGGATATAAATTAAACAATGGTGCTTTAGCAATCATTGCCAAATCTGGATCAACAAGAATCGTAACACACGTATTACATCCAACTAATCCAGTAACATATAATGCAACAACAAATTTATTTGGAGCATCAGTATTATCAGATTTAACATCAGGATCATTTACAATTAAAATTTCAGGATCATATGGAACAACAACCATTCCTGGATTTACATCGTATTTATCAGATGCAACATCCGCAATGACTGCGTCTATCATTGAAAGCTCAAATGCATATATTGGAAAACGTTTTGGATACTCTCCAAAATCAGTTGATTATCCGGTATACGTTCAATATACTAATCCAAATGCAGCAACAACGTTTGCTAATTTAGGTGCAGTAACAATGGAATTGTCAATTCTTTCAAATTATGAATTTTTGCAAGATTATTCTACGGCAGCAACACCGTGGATTACATCACAAAAAATTGGCGCGGCAGTTAAGAATTTATTTAAATTTTATACATTATCCCATGGTAATTCCGTAAATTTCGAAGTTAAAGTAGGAATTACTGATATACGTACATCGACTGAAGTTGCAGATCCGAATGGATATGGAACATTTACGGTAGAAGTGCGCAGAGTAAATACTACAAACATTGCAAATTCACCATATGTATCATCTGATACTGATTCAACGCCCGATATCGTTGAAAGATTTCAAAATGTAAATTTAGATCCAAAATCGGCTAAATTCATCGGAACAGTAATTGGTAATCGATATCAAACAGTTACCGATGCTGGAGATATTGTTATTTCCGGCGATTATCCAAATATGTCTAAATACATTCGCGTTGAACTCGATAGTGGTGTATTAAATGCAACAAATGATAAAACGTTGATTCCATTTGGATTCCGTTCTGTAATATGTCCAATTCCAATGGCATCTGGTTCATTGAATTTAACACCAGCAACTTATGTTACTTCACAAGTTGTTGGATCAAATTACAATGCAAATAATTATTTTGGCTTTAATTATACATCAATTACCAATTTAAATTATTTAGCTCCAACTCCAACATCAGGATCGGTAACTGGTAGCAATTCTGATTTTTATCTAGGAGACATTAATCAAGATGCCGACGCTGCATTTCCTTCATTAACTTCTGCATATACCGCATCATTGCAAGGTGCATTAACTGGATCTACATTTACAGCCAATATTGCATTATCAACACGTAAATTTATGGTTCCATTGCAAGGCGGATTTGATGGAGCGCGTCCCAATCTTCCTAAATATGCAGGAACAGACATTGCGGCTTCGAATACATTTGGATTTGATTGTTCAACATCTACGTCGACTGGTACAAAATCATACAACAAAGCATTTTCGTTGCTAAGCAATACAGATTATTATGATATGAATTTACTTGTAACGCCAGGTATTATTCACAGTCTTCATCCGTCAGTTACGAGTCTGGCTCGTTCATTAGCAGAAACTCGTCAAGATACATTCTACGTAATGGATTCCAATGCATTAACTGATTCCATATCAACGGTTGTAAATCAAGTAACAACGTTGGATAGCAATTATACGGCAGCATATTGGCCGTGGATACGAATTGTTAATAACAACAATGTTCCATTATGGGTACCACCCTCAGTAATGATTCCAGGAGTATTATCATTTAACGATGCAATTCAAGCACCATGGTATGCACCAGCTGGTTTAAATCGTGGAAGTTTAACGAGTGTAACTGATACATACATACATCTTTCGCAAGCAAATCGAGATACATTGTATGAAGCTCGTGTAAACCCCATTGCCAACTTCTTAAACGATGGAGTATGTGTATGGGGTCAAAAGACACTACAAGCAAGACCAAGTGCATTAGACAGGATCAATGTAAGAAGATTGTTGATTGCAGTTAAGAAATATATTGCGTCATCGACTCGTTATTTGGTATTCGAACAAAATACATCATCGACTCGTAATAGATTCTTAAGTATCGTTAATCCATACATGGAACAAGTACGAGCTCAACAAGGATTATATGCATTCCGCGTCGTAATGGATCAGTCAAACAATACACCGGATATTATTGATCAAAATATTTTATATGGTCAAATATTCCTTCAACCAACAAGAACAGCTGAATTTATCGTTCTTGATTTTAATATTCAACCAACGGGTGCAAGTTTCCCTGAATAGTATATTAATTAATTTTTAAAGAAAGGTAGGACTCCGGTTCTACCTTTTTTACTGTATCTATATTTATAATAAAAATAGGATATTCAAAATGGCATTAACCGATCAAATAAATCAAAATTTAGCGTATGCGTCTGAAAATGAAATGTTTCAAACGGCATATTCTTGGGAACCGAAAAAACAACATCAGTTTATTTTAGAGGTTAACGGAATTCCGTCATATCTTATTAAAGCCGCAACAAAACCATCAATGACTAATGGTGAAGTTGCTTTAGATATGATTAATGTTAAACGATATGTTAAAGGCAAATCGGAATGGAATACAATTACAATGACGTTATACGATGCAATTGTTCCATCCGGCGCACAAGCAGTAATGGAATGGGTACGTTTACATCATGAATCTGCAACGGGTAGGGATGGTTATTCTTCATTCTATAAAAAAGAAATTCGTTTACATCAACTTTCCCCATTAGGTGAAGTTGTCGAAGAATGGATATTGCATGGGGCATTCCTTACAGAATCAAATTTTGGAACGTTTGATTGGGGAAGTGATGCAGTACAAGAATTAGAATTAACAGTACGATATGATTGGGCATTCTTGAATTTCTAAGAATGTGATATTGACAATTTAATGGGAGTTTCGGCTCCCATTTTTTATGTTCTGTATATTTATAATAAAGGTTATATATATGAACAAAGTAACAACGAGATTGGACAATGATTCAATCATTACTATAGCAAAACAACGCTATGAAACTCAACAAAGAAGCAAACTACCTAGTATTATCGTGCCATTAGCATCGGAAGGTAAAATTTATCCGAAAACGCATCCGCTTCACGAAGGTAAACTTGAAATGCGATATATGACTGCATATGATGAAGATATCTTAACAAATGCATCGTATATACGCGAAGGCATTTTGTTTGATAAATTATTAGAATCAATCATCATTTCCGATATCAATATTGCTGATATTGCTCCGTTAGATCGAGACGGATTAATTATTTATGCTAGAATTGTATCATATGGTGCAGAATATCCAGTAACAGTTACTGAGCCCAGAACAAAACAAATATTAGAACGTACGGTAGATTTACGTAATATTCAAAGTAAACCATTTGCATTAATACCAGATGATAATGGAGAATTTTCATATGAAACGCCATCGGGTGCACATATTAAATTTGCATATAATTATAAAACATCGGATGCAAATACAATTTCTGAATTATTGGGTCGATTGATTCGACAAGTTGGCAATTCGCGAAAACATGAAGATGTTGAACAATTTATTCGTTATGAATTTTTAGCTGGCGAATCCAAACAATTTAGAAAATATGTTACCGAAAATGCCCCTGGATTAGATTTTCGTTATGAATTTGAAGGTGAAAATGGAGGCACCTTCACCGCCGGGTTTCAAGTTGGATCAGACCTTTTTTGGTTTTAAACCTGAACAACGTGTAGATTTACATGACAATTTATTTAATTTGCTTTGGCACGGCGATGGACGTTGGGATTGGGATATGTTATACAATATGCCAATATTTCTTCGTAAATTTTACGTTAAACGAGTAAATAAATTGATAGAAGAACGAAATGCACAACAGGAAGCGGCTATTGAAAATGCAAAAAAGAAACGCAAATCAAATAGTATTCCGAAATCTCCGTTCTGAATATTTATATAAAAGAACGAAAACATGTTAGATCCCCAACATCATATTATTCTACGGTTAAAACAGTTACCAAGATTAGGTTTACCAGCTAGCGATGAATTTAAATCATTGAAAGACGCCATGGATGGTGTTGTTGCATCAGGCGAAGGATTAGTGAATAAAAATTCCACATTACTTACCGGTGCTGGAATGCTAACAAATGCCATGCAAAAATTAGCTGGCGAATACAAAGCTGCAGCAAATCAAGTTTCTTGGTTAGAAGATCGAAACAAAGATTTAGCTGAAAGCTTTGGTATGAGTATTACCCAAGCTACTCGTTTAGGTGGTGTATTAGATGCAAATGCTAAAAATTTCAAAATTGGTGGAGATCAATTACGAAAATATACACAAAACTTAAAAGGCTTAATCGGCGGATTTGCTACCGTAAACGATTTAATTTCTAATAATAATAAGTATGGTCCACAATTAATGCAAACGCAAAAAATATTGCAAGCTAATTTAAAACTTACCGGTGCACAAGCCAATAAATATGAACAATATGCTGCAGGAGTAGGTAAATCATCCGCAGAAACACTAATCGCACAAAAAGCAATTGCTGATAAAATTCAACTTGAAACAAAAATGACCGGCGTATTTAGTGATATCGTAGGAGAAGTTGCTAATTTAGCTGAAGATGTTCAAATTCAATATGGTAAAATACCAGGACAATTGGAATTGGGTATTTTAAAAGCAAAAGCTCTTGGTTTTGAAATGGCAGATTTACAAAAAACAGCAGATCAGTTATTAGACATCGAATCCAGTATCGGCCAAGAATTGGAATATCAATTATTATCGGGACGTAGATTAACTGATCAAAATGGAAAAAGTTTAACAAATGCATATCGAACTGCAACATTGCAAGGCG